AGGCCCGAGAGCTTGATCTCGACCTTCTCCTGGTAGAGCGACAGGCCGATGATCTCGCCGGCCTTGTCGAGGACGGTCTTCTCCTGGTTGGAGAAGTCGAAGGACAGGTCGGTGATGAGGATTCCCGCTTGATCGTTCGGGATTCCCCAGTTGCCGGTGGTGCCAAGGAAAGTCGCGGCCATTTGACCGCGTGCGGCGTGTCAACCGCATCAGACGGCCGAGACGACGGCCTCGTAGCTCAGCACGCTTTCCCGGCCGCGTGATTCGTCCGGCGTGGTGCTGCCCTCGCGCTCGATGAGGTCGTGAAGGACGAAGGTCTCCGAATCGAGGTCGGATTGGATCGCCGCCTTGTCGCGGAGGAGAGTCACGAGTTTTCCCGCCCATCCGGCGTGAAGCTCCGCAGGCGTGTCATCCACCTGGGAAAAGAGATGCACGTCGAGCTTCACGCGGGCGGTGTGCGGCATCGCCGGGACTGGTTTGGATTCCGAGGTGTCGAGAACCACGCACGGACGGGTGCGGATTTCATCTCGGCGGGCGACGTGGACCGGGATGGACCCGGGAAACCCGTCGGGCCGGTGGGTATCGATCCATTCGGCAAGCAGCGACGACAAGCGGTCTTCGATCAGGTTGGGCATCCTGTGGATGCAATCGCGTCAACCGGACCGCCGTCGCAGCGTTCGGTTCGCGCCGTCGTTGATCTTGCGGAGCGAGGTCGCGAGTGCCTTGCGGAGCCTGCCCGCAGCCACACGGAGCGCGAGCTGGATGCCCTTGCGGGTGCTGACGTTCTCAATGTAGTCGAGCTTGTTGACCAGCGTGACGGCCGGGCTGTCGCCGGTTCGGATCGTGGCCGATCCTGGCGACTGCTTGTGGCGGGTGATCCACTGCACGGCACCGCGGACGCGCCCGCCGATTGCCTTGCCGGCGTTGATCCACGAGCCCTTGGCGAAGCCGACACGCTTCTGGATTCGCTCGATGTAGGTCTCGCGGGCCTTCGGGCTGGTCACGATCTGCTTCGGCTTGGATCCGCCGAGCTGCCCCCAGCGGTGGAGTTTCGGATCGAGGCGGCCAACCGTGAGGTCCTTCCAGCCGGAACGGGTCTGGCGCAGATTGTTTTCCGCCCGCGCGAATCGCCGGTTCTGGATGTTGGCCCAGAACCGGTCGGCCGCCGCCGGGTCGGACTTGCGGATTTCCTCGAAGGCGTCGGATGGCAAGGCGAACACGCCGCCGATGTCTTTCGCCACCGCCTTCTCGCCCGTCTTGCGTGCCTTTTCCGAAAACCCGAACGGCCGGGTGTTGCGGGCAAGTTCGACGGATAGCCCGCGCGCTTCCTGTTTTACCAGGGACAACAGCGTCCGGCCCACCTTGTCCGGGTAGCGGCGCAGCAGGCGGGCTACGGTGAACGCTCCCTTCAGCTTCGCGGTGAAGCGGATCGCGCCGTCATTCATCGGTCGAGGAAAGGCTGAGAGTGAGGAGTGGCGAACGCGGATGGTTCGAGACCCGGCTGATCCGGTATTCGGTGCCGTCCACCTCGATGCGCTCGCCGAACTTCGGCAGGGCCGCGGGGAACGCCAGCTTCGGAACGCGCAGGCTGAAGTCGGGTGACGCGACGAAGCCGCCCATGTCGATCTGCTGTTCGTCGCGCACGCGGCTGATCAGCACTAGCAGGTCGATGGATTGCCACCGCGCCCGGACGCCATGCTCGGACAAAAGTTGGTGGAGGTCCGAGAGGATTTCCGATTCGAGGCTCATGCCCATGCGCTCCTGTCAAAACGAAACACCCTCTCCAGTTTCCCGGAGAGGGCGTCCCATGAACCCCGCGACCGAAAGGGATTACAGCTTGACGATGCGCTTGAGGGCGTCGGTCTTGCCGACCGTGAAGCCGTAGAGGCATTCGATGGTGACGAACACCTTGTTGGCGCGGGTGTCGGTGAAGCGCAGGTAGCCGAAGGTCATCCCGGTCTGCGGATCGGTGACGGCCCCGGCCTGCTGGTAGTCGGCGACCGGCTGGAGGTAGCGCATGGCCACGGCAATCGCGCTCGGGTGGGTTGCGAAGCCGACGAGCTTTTCGGCATGGGCGGCCGGAATCACAATCGTCTCGTGCAGGTCGAAACCGGCCAGACGCTTGATGAGAGCCTCGGTGACGCCCGGTGCGCTGAGGTTGAGGTTGAAGCTCTTGGCCACGACGTCATCGGCGAGCAGGTTGGTGTAGAAACCCGAGTCGAGGATGAGCGACCGTTGGGAGGCCGGCATCTTCGCCTGGCCGCACACGTCGCGGATGCTCAGCACCTTCTTGTAGTCGAACGAAGTGGCAGCCAGCGCGGCGATGGCCGGTGCTCCGAAGTTCGCCAGGGTGATGACCGTCATGATGTCGAGCAGCACGTCCTGGGCGAGTTGCTGGGCGGCGACTTCCACCAGGGTATCGAGCACGTCCATGGCCGTTTCCGCATTTTCCCGGGCGGTGACGTGGACGGTCTTGAACTTGTGGCGGTTGAGCGTCACCGGGACGGTCGTGACCGTGGAGTCCGCGTTGGCGGTGTAGTCGCCCGCGAAATCGCTCGAATCGGTGGGAGCGCCGACCAGTGGCACACGGACGGTGTCGCCCTTGTCGGACGGCTGCGGGCCGAAATTGGTCGAGAACGCCGTGACCGGCAGGAGGTTCGCCATGAAGGGCATGAGCGCCCGCTGAGCGACCTTGATGTCTTTGAGGTTGGTAAGGGTGTTGGACATGGCGAGCTATCAGGCTTGGTGATTGAGGATGAGGGCTTGTTGTTCGGGAGTGAGCTTCCGCCAGAAGACGGTCTGGGCGGTGGGATTGGTAATGGCGGCGAACTGTGCGTGGAGGTCGGCGGCCTGGGTGGCGTCGCCGGCCGGAGTGACGCGGGCCGGCAGCGTGGTGCCGGTGGAGGCGACGACACGGGCGACCTCGGTTTGGACGCGGGTGTCGAAATCGGCCTGCGATGCCTGAAGCGCGGTGACGCGGGTCCGGAGGGCAGTCGACTCGGTGGTCGCCGTATCGCGCTCGGCTTTGAGCGTGTCGATTTCGGCGGTGAGCAGCTCGACTTCGCCGCGCAGTGAATCCGCGGCGGCCGACGCTTCGTTGAGAAGTTCCGTCTGGGCCTGGTGGTCCCGCTGGAGATTCGCGAGTTCGGTGCGGGCTTGGGCGAGTTCGTCTTCGATGGTCGTGTCCATTGCCCGTGATCCGGTGTCAACCGGCGCGGCGTGATAGACTCGCAGGCGGCGCATCGCTTCGGCGCGGTGGGGAACCACGCCCGCGAGGTTGTGACGCTGGGCCTGCTTGCCGCTGAAGGTCTGGCCTTCCATCGCCTCGGCGGGAATCGCCCGGCCCTTGGCGAGAACCGCCGCATGGAACTCCCCGGCGATCTCCGCGAGGTTGGACGAAATGAGTTCGCGCTGGTCGTCGGTGAGCGGCGTGCCGGGTGCCCCCATCGCCTTGTATTTGCCGACCGAAAAGACCTCTACCTTGATGCCCGCCTTATCGAGGGCGGCGGAGTTGTCGATGACCGCCTGCACCACGCCGATCGAGCCGACCTGGGCGGATGGCGTCGCGTAGATCGCCCGGGCCTGGCTGGCCACCCAATAGGCAGCGGAACACATCAGGCCGGACGAGAAGGCATAGACCGGCTTCTTCTTGTCGAGGGCCGCGACGGCATCGGCGAGCTCCGGCGTGCCGGCCACGGTGCCGCCCGGAGAGTCGATGTTGAGAAACACCGCCTTGATGTCGTCGCGTCCCGCGGCCTCGCGAAGCGCCGCGCCGATGTCTTCGGAACCCGTGGCACCGAAGAAGATCCGCGCGAACAGGTCGGGCTTGCGCAGGATCGGACCTTCGATGGCGACCACGCCGATGCCGTCCTCGACGGAGAGCAGCGAGTTTTCGGATGCCTGCTTGGGAAGAAACCCGCCGCGATCCACCACTCCCCGGGCGGCGGCAGCCATGGCTTGCAGGGCTTCAGGCTGGATCAGCCACTCGCGATTTTGGATTACCGGACTCACGCCCGGTCGCCGGTGTCAACGGGTCTGCCGAGCTTGCGCCGTGGTCATCGCGCTGTTATCCATGTCTGCCGCGTTGGCGTAACCGGGAATGAATACCGGCTTGGGTAGCGTCCAGTCGTTTCGGCTGGGGATGCGGGTTCGAATCCCGCACGCGGCTTCACCGGTCTTTGCCTGACCTCGCCGCCTCTGCCGTCTGTTTCGATGGCGTTGCCGGGCTCTGCGCCGCTCCGCTGGGCTTCCACAGCATTTCGACCGGCACACCGTATTTTTCGGCCGTTTCGAGGATGAGTTTGGCATCACTGGCGCGGCGCTCGATTTCCTCGCCGAAGTCGGCACCGAGTTCCTGGAAATGATCCGATAGTGTCTTGAGCCCCATTTCCACGTCGGCGCGATTCTGTTGGGCTTCGCGTCCGGCGTCGACGGTCACCCGCTTCGGTGGAACGGAGCTGATCTTCCACCAGCCGGCGGCGGGCGGCAGGATGCCCCGGCTGATCGCGTCACCGATGACGTAGGCCCACACCGGCCGGATCAGGCGGCGCTCGAGGATCATCTGTCGAAACGAGAAGCGCCGGTCGGCCTTGGCGACGATCAGCCTTACACCCGCGCCGCCGATCTTGCTGGAATCCGCCGCGAACTCGAACGGGATCATCCCGAGCGCGGAATCCCGCCGCAGGTGTTCGAGGAAGCCGGTGAAGGTGGGCGACGGGCGGTTGGATTGGAAGCTGTCGAGGGACTCGTCGGGTTTGAGCGCGATCAGCTTGCCACCGACGATGCGCTGGAGTGAAACCGGATCACTGGGGTCGCCTGAGCTGGCATTGCCGCCGACCACGAAGTCGCCGTTGTCGTCGATCTCACCTCGTGCCGTTTTGAGGATGCGCGACACGTCGGCGTTGTCCTTCACCGCGTGCTTCTCCAGCGCCAGCAGTTCCATTTCGTCGAGGACGTGGTTGATGGAATGCTGGATCGTCGGATGCGATCGCACGCCGCCCGCCCATTCCGGCTCATGGATGTGGAGGATTGCCTGGGCCGGCAGATCGCGACCCTTGGCGTTGTCCTCCAGCACCCGGTAGAAGACCGGCGCACCCCAAACATCAAGGCCGACCCCGTCGATGGTGTCCTTCGACCCGAACGCGTCCCCGACCCGGTGGGATTCGATCAACTGGATCTTCGGTTCGCCGTCGGCATCGCGGGTCTTGTGGATGAAATACTCGCCGTCGATGTCCATGCCCCGGCAGACCAGCGCCTGGCATTCCTCGAACGAGAAGCGTCGCGTCACCTCGCAGCGGGCCGACCACAGGGCGAAGTAGGCCTCGGCAGCGCGGTTCCATTCAGGTTCGGGTGACTGCGCCTGGACGCGGATGCCGTCGCCGGTCGAGTAGATCGCCATGTTGGCGACCAGCTCGCGCATGAAGCCGCTGTTCTTGTGGAGATAGCGCGACTTGCGGACCAGCTCGGTGCGGACACCGGGCGTGAGTTCGTTGCGGGCGTCGGTGGGCGAGGCTCCCGGCACGTTGCCACGGCGGGGCGACCAGTTTACCGCCTCGAACGGAGATCCCCACGCCTTCGGCACGAGAACGGGCGGCAGCCAGCGTGCGGCGATTTGTTTGAGGCTGGTCATTTCGGGAGGTAGCCTGAGATGAACGAGGCAACGGCGATGCGCGGCCGGCCGTAGTTGGCGGGATCCAGCACCCGGAGCGCATGGCCGCACTCTTCAAGCACCTGGTCCACGGGCATGGTGAACTGCTTGGAGACGGAGGTTTCCGCGTCGTTCCAGTTCATGATGGTCTTGCCCTCCAGCAGCAGCTCCTTCGCCCGCTGCTGGATGGCGAGAACTTCGGAGATCGTGAAGCCGGTGATGAAGAGTCCGCGGACCATGGGTTAGTTTCCTTTCCAGGTGGCGTTCCGCCCCCGGGTGTCGATGTGGACGAAGCCGGACGACGGATAAAGGCCGAGCCCGCCGGTGAATTTCCCTGCCTTCCGCCATTCGATGAGCTGGTCATAGACCCTCTGCGGGCTCACGCCGTCGAACACGATGTCCAGGGCGTTGAACTCCAGATGCTGGCTGAGCGAGGCACCGCCGACCGCCCGGTTGTAATCGGGCGAGCGGTAGGAGCTGAGGATGTGGCAAGGTTTGCCGAAGAAAGCGCGGAGTTCATCCACGATCCGGAGAGTGGACACGATGTTCTGCCACAGCCGCTTCGGCGGCGGGCTGTTCTTCACGCCTTTGCGCTCGCGGGCGAAGTAGGCGGTGAACTCACCCGCGCCGAAGTGCCGGAACCCCTGGGCCGCGAACCATTCGTTGAACGCGCTCATCGGTCACTTGTCGGTGAGGGGTTCGACGACGAGCTCCACGCGGCCGTCGGGATGAACGGTGAGCCGCCCGTCCTTGGTGATGAATTCACCGGTGATGGCGGGCAGCGTGGTGCAGGAGCTGAGCAGCGGAAAGGTCAGCAACGCCATGGCGAGGCAGAACAGGCCGATCTTGAACGACTTGTTGGGCTTGCCGTCGTCGAACAGATCGCCGAGCACGACGACGAGTTCTTTCACGGCCAGGGCGGCGGGGCCGGCGGCGAGCAGGTATTTCGCCATGCCGGGTTCCAGCAGGCTGGCGACGCCGGCGAGATCAAGGGCGGCCAGCGTGGACATACCGGACCCGAGGAAGGTGAGGAAGCGGAGGAAGGTGACGGTTTTCATGACTCCCCGTCCGGAGTGTCAACCGCCGCGGCCATGACGGACTCCCGGCCGACGATCTTGAGCATGGTGGCGGCGGTGGCCTGCATCGACTCCCCGTCGAAGTAGTGGTTCGGCCGCGAACCGATCTGCTTCCACATCCACTGGCCCTTCTCCTTGATCCGCTGCTCGCTCTCCATCTGCGCGAGGTATTCGTCGTCGATGTCGTCGGGGACTTCCCAGGTCGGGCCCCTCGCGGGATCCTGGTTGCGGCGGAGCCGGGCGAGCGTGTCCTTGATGTTGAGGTTGCTCCAGTAGTGGACGTGGCAGTGCTGGCGGTGCGAGAGCACCACCTTGCGCCGGGGCGAGTAGAAGCGCTGGACGGTCTTGCCGTCGCGACCCTTGTGGGCATAGACCGGGCGTCGGTCGCCGATGAGCGCGACCCAGCCGCGCTTGGCGCACTCGCGATAGACGTCGTAGGTCGCATAGCCGGCGTCGAGGAACACGAGGCTCGGATGCACGCCGAAGCGCTCCTGCAAGACGTCGATGTCGGTGAAGGTCAGGATCCGTTCGTTCCAGACCAGGCGGCTCGATCCCTCCGCCGACCACGAGCGGACCACGGCGAAGAGATGGTCCATCTGGCAGTCCACCGTGATGAAGCGCAGCGGGATCAGCCCGGTGCGCCCGGGCAGCGGGGCGGCGAGGATCTTGCCGGTCTTGGGATCGATCGCGCCTTCCTCCTCCCAGGTCTCGCCGCGTTTGTAGCCGGATTTGACGATCTCCAACTTGTAGTCCTCGACGTACTCGCGCCATGGCAGGCCAAGCCGCTTCTGATAGAATTGCTGGAGCAGCGAAACGTCGCCCTTCCGCGCCGCCGCCTTGGCCCGCAAGTAGAGTTCGGCGAGCTGCCCCCAGCTCATCGCGCACAGGGCGTTCCAGTGGAAACCGACGTTCTCCTTCGAGGCCTTAGGGTTCTTCGCGACGAAAGCCCCGCTGGCGTTGAGTTCGCGGCGGGTGCGCTCGCCATCGTTGAAGTAGTGATTGCACGACTCGCAGCGCATCGCGGTGGTGCGCCGAACCTCGTCGAAATCCCACTCGCCGAATTCATCCTTGGCCGATTTGCTCCACTCGACGCATTCCCATTTGAAGGGCTGGCGGTGGCCGCATTCCGGACACGCGAAGGTCCACTCGCGTTGGTCGGTCGCCTCGAATTTCCGGTGGGTGTCGTCCTCCTCCTCGCCGCCTTGGCTCATGAAGATGCACTTGCCGAGCCAGCCGAAGGCGGTGACGCGGGCCTCGGCCTCGGCCATGTGTCCCTGCGGCCAGCGCCAGGTTTCGTCGCCGATCAACCAGCGGATCGAACGGCGTTGGAGGTTGGTCTTGTTGTGCGCCCCGAGGATCCAGAGCGTCATGCCGTTGGTGAACTGGATCGCGTTGTTCTTGCGCTTGTGGCGGTGGATACCGGTGGGCATCAGCCGGGCGACCGGCTGACACTGGTCGAAGAGCTTCTGCAGGCGCGACTCGGAATAGTCCCGCGCGTCCTCGTCGGTCTGGTCGAGCCACAAGGCGGGCCCGGGCAGATTGGAAATGATGTAGCAGAGCGTGAGTTCCGGCGCGGTGGTCTTGGACGACTGGACCGAGGCGATGATCGAGACCAGGCGGATGCGCGGATCGACCAGCGCTTCCATCACCTCGCGGATCCACGGCGAGTTTTCCGAACGGAAGCGTCCCGGGTTCGGTGAATACGGGATGCCCTCGATGTGGTCCTCGCACCACTCCCAAGCCGGCCGCCGGTCGGGCGGCTGCCAGGCCTCGCGCCAGATCTCCTTCAGGGCTTTCATGCCCTTGCTGAAAACGTCAACGCCCGTCAGCCTTCGTGGAGGCAAAGCAGGACCTCGTCGATGGCGCGGCGGCATTCCCGCTGGATGCCGGTGGCATCGAGACCGGACAGCACCGGCGGCAACTCGTTCTCGAACTTCGCCCGCAAGATGGAAGTCGCCTGGGCGACCAGGCCGATCCATTCCTCGCGGACCTTGGTGAGCGGGACGTACTCGCCCTTCTTCACCGCGATGCGCAGCTCCCGTTCCTCGACTTCGGCCAGCAGCTTGCGGGCTTTCAGCGCCTCCTCGTTGCCGGCCGGCACCTTGCCCGCCTTCAAGCCGCGGAGCCGGACGAACTCGCGCCAGTCGGCCACCGGCCAGAGCCCGTTGGACAGCGGCTTGGGAGCGCCCTCCATCTTCTGCCAGGTGGTGAGCGTCCGGCGCGTTACCCCCAGAACCGCCGCCAATTCCACCAGGGTCTTGGCATAGGCCAGCGTTTCGACGCTGCCGGCCGCCCGGGATTCGATGCGGGTCCGCTCGGCGACGGTGAGCGGCTTTCCGGCGGCGACCTTCTTGACGATGTTCTGGAAGTCGGCGTCGAGGATCTTCTCGGCGACATCCGGATTCAGGGACGGCCGCCCGTCATCATGGAGCCGGGCCGAACTCATGGCTTCACGGCCACCCACCCGGCGAAGTTCAGATGCCGCCAGAAGCAATCGACCGAGGAAAAACCTTCTTCGCGGAGCAACTCCTCGTTCCAGCGGGCGGTGACCGGAACCAGCACGCCTTCCAGCGACATCCGCTTGCGGTCGATCTGACTGTCCGAATAGCCGTTCTCCCGCTTGATCTGGAGGAAGAGTTCCACGAACGCCTCGTCGAGCCGGGAGGTGGCACCGAGAATTTTCTCCACCAGGATGAAGGCCCCGCCCGGCGCCAGCGACTCGAACACCCGGCGGATAATTTGCTGGCGGTATTCGATGGGGGTGAACTGGAGCGTGAGCACCGAGAGCACGAGGCTGGAGGTCACACCGGGGAACTCGTGGCGGAGATCGGCAGAGCGGATGCTGACGCGCTTGCCGTGCGGGTGGTAGCTGAAGTTCTGACGCGCGGCCTCGATCATCGGATCACTGATTTCAAGGCCGATGTAATCGTTGGCGGCTCCGAAGGTGGAGACGAACGGCAGCAGCGCCTGGCCGCGGGAGCATCCCATGTCGATGATGGCGGTGCCGGGTTGCACGAAGCGCCGGCCGACCTCGAAGGTCACCATCCGCATCGCGTTATACTGCGGGATGCTCCGCTGGAGCATGTCGTCGAAGACAGCGGTCACCTCCTGGTCGAACTGCCAGGCACCGCGTGGAACCACCTCGTCGCGTTGGGCTTCACTCATGCCCGCGTGGTGGATGTCAACGCGGCAGCCGTTTGACGATCCGCGTGCCTTCGGTCAGGCAGGTGCCTTCCTCCGTCACCCAGAAGCACGGGATCGAGAACCGGGCATACATGTCGCGGGTCCGAGGGTTGCTTTCGATCGCGAGGTAGCGCGAGTCCTCGCCGTGGCTCGGGAACACTTCCTTCCGGAGCAGGTGTTCCTTGATTGCCGGTGGATTCCACCAGCCCTGCGGCGCGAAGCACGCGTCCTCGGGACGCCAGCCGGTTTGCTCCTCGATGCGGTCGAGCGTTCTAGGCATCCAGCTTTCCGGGCGGGCGGTGATCAGGACGACGGTGTGCGGCCGCACGAGCTCGACCAGCCACTGGCGGTATTGCTCGCCCGCGAGCCGCTTCTCCATCCGGACGGGCGTGGTGCCACGGGCCGGGTTGTTCGCCACCAGCGTGTAGTTGAGGTCCAGCAGGATGATCATAGGGTAATCTGAAGACGTTGCGAGAAGGCGTCCATGGCGCATTGCACGAGATCCATCCGCGTGCCGTCCGGATAGGGCAGGTCGAACTCGAACCGAATGGCCGCGCGAAGCCTTGCCGGATCGACCGGACGGGCCGCGGAGCAGGCGGCGTTGATGTTGTTGGAAAAGTCATCGACCTCCACCGAGCGGAAGAAGGTGCCGAAGAGGTCCTTGAACTCCGACACGGTGTGATACTTCTGGACCTTGGGCTTGTCCTGGAAGTCGCCGATCCGGATGCCCGGTTCGTAGTCGAGGCGGAACGCGATGTTTCCCGCGTTGCTCTCGTTCATGAAGGCCTTACCGTTGACCTGCCGCCAGCCGGACTCCCCGGCCGAGGACGCGCAGGCATAGACCTTGGTGAACGGCTTGCACAGGGCGGCGCAGAGGCAGGCGATGTGCTCGCGGTCCTCGCGGAACGGCACGGAATTCAGCACGCTGGCGATGAAAATGCTGGTCCACTCCTTGCCCGCCGCCACTTCGGCCAGGAACGCGCGGGCGAGTTCCACACTCTCCGCCTTGTTGATGCCGCCGGGTCCCAGCCGGTAGGGCTCGAACGGCGTGCAGTCGATCCCGGCCTGGCGAAGGAGGAAGGTTTCGGTCAGGTGGCCGGCCCCGAAGTCGAGGATGGTCGTGCCGTGCTCCTTAACCCAACGGGCGCGGTCGGCCGGCTTGCCGATGTCGAAGTCCTTGCAGGGCTTCGCGCCGTGGGTGGCGAAGATGAAGCCGTTGCCCAGTTCGCGCCTCACGCGGCGTGCGCGGCGGAACGAATTGAAGCGCAGCATGTCGGCATAGCGCGTGTGGATGTCGAAATCCATCGACAGCAGGTTCATCATGGCCCGGGCGAACTCCGCTTCCTCCCCGGTGACGAACACGACCGGCGCGAACGCGGCGCCCTTCTCGGCGAGCATTTCCAGCCGGCCGATGCCGTTGATGACCGTGAGATCCTCGCGGCAGACGATGGGCATGAGGATGCCGTGGCGATGCAGCGTGCGGGCGAGGTTGCGAGCATACTGGATCCAGCGCCCCGCGTTCACCTTGCAGAGATCCTTGACCGAGACTTCCGCGGGCTTGAGGCAGCGCAGGAAGCCATCGCCGCCGACCTCCTTGTCCGGGATGGCCGAGGCGAGCGACTGGATGTCGAGCGATTGAAGCTCACTGGTGACCCTGCCGGGCGTGCTGTTGAAATCGAAGTCGTTGGTCGCCCGGTTGAAGACGATGTTGAGCGCCTTGCGCTGGTCGAGGTCGAGCGCCTTGGTCCGGAACACCGGGACGTGCGTGGCACCCATCCGCGTGGCCACGAGGTGGCGCTGGTGGCCGGACAGGATCTCGCCGTCCGAGTCGGCGAAGATCGGGGCGATGAAGCCGAGCTTGCGCAGGGAGAGTTCGATCAAGTCGAGCCGTTCCGCAACCGCCGACCGCGGGTTGTAGGTCGAGGGCCGGACGGCGTCGATGGCTTCGAGAGTGATGTTCATAGTCCGAGACGGCTGCGGATTTCCTGAATGACCGAGTCCTTGTCGAAACCGGCGTCCTGCTTCACGCGGTCGCACCACGCGATGAACTCGTCCTGGCTGATCCGGAACCGGTAGAGGCCGACGGCGACCGTGACGTCGCTCTTGTCGAGTTCCTTGTCGTGCCGGTCGTCGTCATCCTCTTGGTCGTCATCGCCGCCGGGATTGAGCAGGCCTTCGAGGTCGGCGGGCTCGAAGCCGGCGAGGATGGTGTCGAAGTCGGCCGACTTCCACTCGCTGGCGATCTTTTCGAGTTCGTTGAGATCGACCGAGGAAAGTTCCGCCAGGCGGTTGTCGGCGACCAGCACGGCGAGTTCGTCGTTCTCGCTGGCGAAGTCCTGGTAGTCGACCGGCACAACCTCGACGCCGAGGTGCTTCGCCGCCATCAGCCGGCCGTGGCCGGAAACGATCAGGCCGGTGAGATTGGACACGGTGATCGTCTGTCGCCAACCGAAGTAGCGGATGTTCTTGGCGAGCAGTTCGACCTGCCGCTGCGGGTGGGTGTTCGGATTGCGCGGGTTGGGCTTCAACTCGCCCACCGGCACGAGCTTGTCGAAGCTGCACCAGACCTCGATGCCATTGGCGAGCGTGCGGGCCTTGGGGGAATCATCGGTCATCGCCGTGGAAGCCGCTGTCAACAGCCGCCGGCATCCAGCCAGGATTCCAGATCGGCCAGCGCGGCCCGGACGCATCCGCCGGATCCCACCGCGATCCGCAGCGAGGTGGCTTCATCGACCGGCCAGTGTTTTCGAAGCAGGGCTGCGAGTTCCTCGGTGGTCGGAGCCGCGAGCTTGATCGACTGGAAGCGCGTCTGGAACCGCTCGGTGAGCAGGTCGAGTTGCAGGTTGCTGGTGCCGATCACGGCCCGACCCGGTGGCAGGCGGTCGAGGTAGCTGAGGAGCAGGTCCTGCGCGTCCCGCGTGCAGCGGTCCATCTCGTTGATGATCTTCACCGAATAGACTCCGAACAGCGAACAGGTGGCGAGGTTGCCCATCCACTGCTTCACGGTTTCGACGGTGACGAGCTTGCCGTTGAACTCCTCGACGGCGAAGCGGGTGCCGGCCAGCGTGTCTGCCACCATGTCGGCGATGCTGGTCTTGCCGACACCCGGCGGGCCGTAGAGCAGGATCTTCACGGGAACCGCGGGATCGTCGTGGAGCTTCTTGGCCTTGGCGACGAGGCGGGCGGCGACGGTGGCGGCGGGGCCGCAGAGGTCATCGGGTCCGGTAGGACGCCACGCCAGCGGCGGGCTTGCGGGGCGTAGCGGCGGGGTTGGGAGAATCTTCAAGGAACGTGACATGGGGATCTGGATTGGAGTGGTTGAGGGCCCTGGCGACGGCCAGCGCGCCCTTGCGGTAGAGGGTGACGGCGAGCAGTTCGCCGTTCACCACGACCGACCAGTAGCGCGTGGCGTAGCCATCAGGTTTGCGGTGGCGCGTGACTTCGACCTTCATCAGAAGTTGTAGTCGTGGAAGTGGTGGCGGCCCGGAACGACTTTCTCGCCGCTAGTGGTCCGGTAGCGGCCGTCCTTGCGGAGGCTGGCGCGGTGGAGCGGAGCCGTCAGGTCAGCCTCGTAGGTGTAGCGCTGCTCGTGGTTGTTCACGCAGTGGCCGGCGAAGCCCCCCGGGAGGATGTCGGGCTTCCATCCGTCCAGCGTGGCGATGTCGGGCTGGAGGTAGAGGGTCTTGCCGCTCGGGCTGACGCGGACCACGGTGCAGGCGGTCCGGTCGCTGTAGTGGCAGATCGTCGCGCCGTCGCCGACGATGGGATTCCATGCGGGGGCGCTCATTTGTTCCAGCCCTCCCGGCGGCTGCGGGTTTTGATGGAGTTGGGCGAAATCCCGAAGTGCTCGGCGGTCTGCTTCACGCTGCGGCATTCGAGCCAGTAGGCCCGGACCTGCGACCAGTGGTCGTCACCGTGGCCGGGATTGCCGACCTTCTTGGCCGACTTGGATGCCTTCGACTTCGGGGGTCCTGGCTCTGCCGCCGGGGCAGCCTCCGCGGGCGGTGGTTCGGCATCAGCCGCATCGGCGAACGCATCATAGCGTCCCGGGCCGGCTTCGGCCTCGGGGCGGGGCATCGGCACGATGTTGGCGACCGGCGTGACATGGCTGCCGTCTCCTCCGGCGAGGATCTCCGCGACAATCTCGCGGATCAGCGGAACCGGGATTTCGGTGATGGTGAAGACCAGTCCGTTGAGGGTCTTGCGCCCGATGGTTTGCTTGAGGAACTTCAAGGCCTCGCCGCGGGTGCGGCCCTGGTAGCGGCCTTCGAAGACGTTGGTTTCCTTGTCGTCGCAGACGATCCAATACAGTTTGTTCATGGTGGTGTTGGTTATGGGGTGGTGATGTTGCCGTCGGTGTCGATCCGGACGCTGAACGCCAGCAGTCCGGTTCGGGTTGGCTTGGCGAAGTCGGCGCGGAACTCGCGGGCATGGACGCCGGCCTTCGGATCGGCCGGCAGGATGCGCCGGACACGGAAGCCGTTCGCTTCGAGTTCGTGGATTCTGTTCCGGACCGCTTCGGTCAGGTAGCTGTTAGGGATGGATGCTGTTGTCATGGCATCCCCCATCTGCCTGTCTGATCGGGCACGTCCATGGTGTTTTTCGTCTTTCTGTCGGCTGATTTTCATGACGGGAGCGGGCGGTTGATCTGGATGGTCCGGCCTTTGGTTTCACCGGCGGCGTAACTGCCGGAATGGAGATTGCGGCGGCGCTGGTTCCGGTTGCGGAGCTTGCCGTAGTGGTCGGCGACGTAGCGGGTGATCGCCGTTTCCTGATCCACGACCACCAGTCCGTAGGCCTGGCGTTGGTCGGCGGCGTAGGACTGCTCGGTGCGCTCCTTGGCCGCCTTGAGCTCGGCGTTCAGGCCGTCGCGCAGGCCCCGGTAGTAGGACGCCTTGTCCGGGTTGGCGTGGGTCCGCTTGAACTCGTTCCAACAGCGGAAGAAGGTCTGGCGCAGGTAGTTGAAGGCGTAGATCGCGAAGTCGATGTCGGCGGGTGCCCCGATAATGTCCACCGCCGTGCCGCGGCCGCCGGACATCAGGATCGTCTTCACGTTGAAGTGCGCCTGCAGCAGCGAGAGGATCATCAGGTCGGCCGGATTGAGGGTCTTCGGCAGGTCGAGGTTTCCCTTGTCCACCTTGAACGACCCACCGCCGGATTCGCCGCGCTCCATGCGGAGCAGCGCCGAGTCGATGTTGTGGCGGGTCATCAATTCCTGCGCCTTGGTCAATGCGACCTTGGCTTCGTTCTCGGTGGCCCCGCGGGAGCGGTCGGCCAGACGGAGCAGCTTGCGGATCTTGTCGAGGATCTCGGATTCGGATTTCATGGGATCTCAGGGGATGGCGTGTTTGCTTTCATCGTCCCTCATCTGCCAGCCGGACACCATGAGTCCATGTCATTTTTCGTCTTTGTTTGTCCCCTTGTTGTATTCTGTTAGACTTATGAATGGCACGCGTTATGGGTGCCACGACTCATGCCAATTCTGTCATTTTTCTCTAACTCCACTTAGCCATGGACGCGAGGTGGCACCATGGCAGATATTACCCATGACAACGCCAACGATGTCCCGCCGCTTCGGAGTCGAGATTGAATTCCTCTCCACCATCACCACCGAGCAGGCACTCGCGAGCCTGAGAGCCGCCGGCATCCGGGTCGAGTTCGAGGGATACTCCCACGGCACGACGCCTCACTGGAAAATCGTCACCGACGGGTCCTGCGGTTATGAACTCGTCTCCCCGGTTCTCGAAGGCGAGGCCGGTCTTGAGGAAGTCCGCATCGCCGCCGCCGCGCTGGAAGCCGCCGGAGCCCAGGTCGACCGGCGCTGCGGACTCCATGTCCATTTCGACGCCCGCACGATGTCGCTCAAGGCGGTGAAGAACCTCTTCAAGCTCTGGCTGAAATTCGAGGATGTCCTCGATACCTTCCAGCCGCAGTCGCGCCGGGGGAACGCCAACACCTACTGCCGCACCAACCTCGAAGACAGCATCGCGGGCAGCGAGGATCACAAGAACCAGTGCTCACGGAGATTCCGCGGCATCGACGCCTGCCAGAGCATCGAGCAGATGAAGCAGCTCTATCCCTGCCGCTACCGCAAGCTGAACATCCACTCCTACTTCCGCCACCAGACGCTGGAAGTCCGCCACCACTCGGGAACCTCCGATCCCGAGAAGATCACCAACTGGGTGCGCCTGATGGCCCGCCTGTTCGACACCGCGGAATCCGCCGCCACGGTCCGCAACCGCCCCGAGGACAACGGGGTCGGGATGCCGCGCATGAAGTGGTTCTTCCAAGCCATCGACGCCAAGGGCCTCGTCAAATTCTACACCGAGCGGGCCAAGAAACTCGCCGCCTGATTTCCACCATGCCACACGAAACCATGAACACAGCATACCACACCATCGACGGCGCGACCTTCTCCGCCGCCGATGCCACCGAGCTGATGACCAAGCTCCGCCAGGACAGCTTCAACCCGGAAGCCGACCTGCCATCCTACTGCCGGGCGACCGCCCGCGCGTCGAAGATGCAGACCGCCAAACCGCATCGTGCATGGCCGCCCAAGGCGCTGGTCGAAGACATGCTTGCCTCCGGCCTGATCGCGACCGGCGAGCGCCACCCGGCATGGGGAAACTCCAGCGACTGAACGACCATGGCCTACCGACTCATGGAACCGCGGTTCCCGCTGGGGACCACCGTCGCCACGCCGGCCGCGATGGCGCTCGGGATCGACCTGGCGTCCTACATGCGCCGCCACCACTGCGGCGATTGGGGCGACCTTTGCGACGAGGACAAGCAGGCGAACGAGGAGGCGCTCAAGCTCGGGCTCCGCATCCTGAGCCACTACAAGCTCGGCGGTGGCCGCCGGATCTACATCATCACCGAGGCGGATCGGAGTTCGACCTGCATCCTGCTCCCGGAAGAGTATTGATCCAGGCCACGATCCGCCCGATGAAGTCGATTTCGAGCTGACGCTCGGTCAGACGGATGACCGTCCAGCCGGCCAGCACGGCTTCGAGATACTTCTCGGCGTCCTTGGCGTAGCCCGCCCCGCGGCTGTGCCGGCCACCGCCGGGGAGGAAGATTCCGCCCTCGATCTCGATCAGGGTCCGGCTTGCCAAATGCGCGAAGTCGGCCCGCCAGCGACGGGAAACGTGGAACTTCACTTCCCGCTCCAGCGGCGGACCTTGCGCCACTCGCCAGAGCAGCAGAAACCTTGATTCCAGGCGGGATGCAGCCATTTCCCTGGTGCCCGGAGTCAACGTCCGGACCGCCCGTTATGTGGGAAGTCGCGATGGCGCATTGCACGGGAAATGGACACGGGTGGGAACGTCCCTGCCTTAGTCGTTGGCTTTCAATAGATTCCTTCCCGGGTTCAATTCCTCCGTGGCGGTTTGAACCCCGCCGGGTCGTCGAGAAGTGGTTGCAGGGGCGGGAATTGAACCCGCGGAGGTCGAGGATATGAATCTCGCCTGGGACCGCCCTCCCTGCGCTTTGGTTAGAGCGCGTCGTAGATGTCGACGACGAACTTGAAGTCCCTCTTGAGTCCCTGGCGTCGGTCCTCGTCCCATTCCTCGACGGGGGCCTTCTCGGTTTCGCGCGCCCACCACCGCCGGATGCGGTTCAGCAGCGCGAGGTAGGTGACGTAGCCGCGGTCGGCGGGATCGCCCTGGACTTCCTTCTCGGTGGCCAGACGACCGAAGTTGATCGACTTCTGGAGCCGGCGTTTCCCGAGCTTGTGCTTCACCGCCATCTTCAGCCAGTGCTGCTGTTCCTCGGGGTCTTTGATTTTCGCGACCGCGGCGTGGTGTTCGAACCCGAGTTTGTTCTGCCGGCAGAACAATTGAACGCGGCGTGCGACGTGGGCGTAGTGACGGAGCGTTTGATAGGCCATCCCGGTGCGCTTGATCGCCTCCTCGTATTTGTCGCCCCACTTCTTTTCGCCGTAGTTGATCCAGTCGCCGATGATGAAGCCGATGGACTTGCCGATGGGGGCGAGCTTTTGGCCAAGGTCGTCCCATTCCTCGAAGCTGAGGTCTTCTTTGAACTCGATGCCGGTGGGCGTGATCGAGAACTTGGGATCGCTGATGGCAAGGGTGGTGAGCGTGCTCATGGATTGTTGTGCAGGTGTTGGTCGAGCTGGGATCGTTGGTAGATGTGGCGTGCCTTCTCGCTGCGCATGGCGCGGGACGGCGGGAGGTTCAGTTGCTGCGTGATGTCAACGCAGCGCTTCGAGACGGCGGCGCGGGACACCCCGTGGCGCTTGGCAATGGTGGTCATGCTCTCGCCGTTGTAGGCGCTGAGCCCGAGAGCCACGGCCAGGCACTCGACGGTGAGCCGGGTGTTCCCTTCGGAAATCAGGTCGGCGACGAAATGCCGGAGCACCTCGATGGCATCACGCGTGACGGCGCCGGCCGGATCGCCCTCGTGATCGACCAGGGCCGCGATGTCCGGCGTGTGGCTGGCCGCAGGGGTATCGGCCATGTCTTGGTCGGCAGCGCCGTTGCCATGGCGTTGCAGGCAGGGTTTGAGCAGGCCGAGCTTCTCCGCCTCCCGACGTTCATCGAGGGACATCGACTTCACCCAGGCCTCGTATTCGCGCTCATACTCGCCATCCCGCCGGCTCTGCTTCTTCGCGTAGTCGTCGGAGCTCATGGCCGGCCTCCTTTCCGTCCACACCAGGTCCGGGTGTTCGGGTGGAATCGAATCACACCGGCATGCCTGGCCGCCCGAAAGATACATTCGGCTTCCCGCAGGTCACAGCCATAGCCAGTGACGATGAAGGCGATCACCTCACTGCATTCCGCTTTGAATGGATCTGGCCGATCCGGCCAATGGTCGAGTTCCGGCATGAATGCCAGTTCCGGCCAGAGATGTTCGTAGGGTGATGTCCGGGTTCTTTTCCGGTTTTTCCTCCGAGGTTTCATTTTGAACCTCCTTCCCGGTGAACCCAAAAATGGTTAGCGCTGCGGCTGTTTCCAACAAAGCCAGCAGCGTGCGAGAAACAATCCGTAAGGTTGTTCTCGCTGCTTTTGTAAAAAAGCTGTAAGGCGGCTAGTAAGTGCCTAATAAGGATCCTGACTGGCGACTTCTTAAAACTGTTAGAACGAGCGGGTTCAAACGGGTTCAAACCGATTTGAATCCGGGGTGCAAACACTGCCGGGATGACGGGTTCAAATTGCATGATTGCGCCCCCTCCACAGGCGGGTTGCTTTGTCGAAGACGAGCGGTCCCGACTTCATGTTGGCGAGGCAGTAGAAGACGCGCTGGGCCTCCTTGAGCGTGCAATCGCCGTCGATCTCGGCGATCCGGTTCGAGATGTAGGCGATCACCTCGGACTCCTGGGCGACCCGCCCGTTGGCGAGTGGCGGCATGGTCTCGACGGCGCTGGCGTAGCGGTCGGCCGCGCTGCCCATCTTGTAGGTCGTCTTTGCTTTCTCGCTCTTGGGATTGCCTTGGGGAGCCTTGAGCTGGGCAGGATCTGCATTCCGATCAGTGATGAAGATCGACTCGCACCAGCGGACGACGAAGGGCTTCACGGGCGGCAGGGCGCGCAGCGTGAGGTCGATGACGTGGGCATCGTCCTCCTCGTGAGGAGTCATCGTCAGGATCACGTCGGGATCGCGGGCAAACACACCCGAGCCGCCGATGCGATCGATCGACTCCTTGCCTGCCTGGTTCCCCTTCGAGAAGTGGGCTCCGAACACGGCAGCCGCCCCGGACTTCGCCGCCAGTTGCTCGACCTCGTTGAGCAGGCTCGCGATGTCGCCGGCGTCGTTTTCGTTCCGTGCGCCGAGGCCCTTGTAGATCGGGTCGATCAGGATCAGCGAATACCCGGTGTCGCGGATGCGCCCGAGGATCTTCGGGATCAGGGCCGAGAAGTCGGTCGCGTGGCCGCGCAGGTTCCAGATGTCGAAGCCGGTGAAGTCGGCAATGTCCTTGGCCGCCGCGATCCGGTGGATCCGGTATTGCAGCGCGAAGGGCGGCAGCTCGAAGTTCAGATAGAGGGCGCGGCCACGGCGCGTCGGAAATCCCCACCACGGCGTGCCGGTGGCCACCGAGAGCATCAGGTCGATCAGCGACCAGCTCTTGCGCGCCTTGGACGGGCCACCGAGGACCATCTTGGCACCCTGATGGAGGATGCCGTCGACGAGCTGTGGCGGCTCGGGTTCCGGCTGGCCCATGAATGCCTGGCCGGGGAGGATCGGCGGCAGGTCGGAATTCGAGTGCGCCGCCTCCCACGCCGTCCACGATTCCGCGCCGAGCTCCAGCGCGAGCAAGCACTGGCGGCGGACATCGCCATCGACCGTGCGCCAGCCGTCCGGGCAGCGCGACAGGCGTGACGGGTTCCGGTTCTGCTTGTCCAGGTTGATGCCGGAAAACCACTCCCAAATCACCTCGACCCGCCGCTTGTATTCCTTCTCGTCCGGCGCATCGACGCGGATCCACGCATGCAGGCTTTTGTTGCCGGAGTCGATAAGCGCGGCCACCGGCATGCCGCTGGCAACGACCGCATGATACTGCTCTTCCTTCGGGATCGGCTTACCGGCCTCGTCACGATCGAACTCGACCAGGACATGGCGGAACGCGGTGACATCCTCGTTCTTCGCGCCGCCCTTCGCCATCGGGTTGATCCGCAGGAACAACCCGAGCTTGGTGCCGAACACGCGGTCGATCCCGCCCTTGGCTGCCACTTTCGATTTCCACTCGGATGTCGTCAGGGTGACGCCACGGCGCGGGGCGATTTCGCCCTCCTCGTTCTCGGCCGCCGGGGAGATGGCGACGAATTCATCCGGCTGGAAACACGCGTCGAGCAGGCGGATGAAACCGTCGTCGAGCGTGACCGGCAGCGCCATCGTCGAGCGCTCGCGATGGACCGGTGGCGGTGCCGGCCGCCGGGGTGATGCCGACGGGACCTTCGGCATCGGCGCCACGCCGGCGCCGAGCGGTTCCCGCGACGTGCGGGCATAGACCGAGCGGATGGTCGTCCTCGCTTCGGCCTCGGTCAGCCCGTCGGCCAGCGCGCGGGCGAGTAGTTGAGCTTCCGTTTCCTCCAGCGGGTGGCCGGCGTCGCGGAACTGGCAAGTCGCGTCGAAGAGTTCGGCATTGCGCATGCCCTCGCTCGCGCCGCGCTGGAGGTATTCCAGCGTGCGGCGCGGCAAGGCCATGGCGAGCCCGGTGGATCGGTATTTGGCCATGGGATCAGCGGTGGGCGAATTGGGCGTCGAGGAATGCCTTGGCTTCCTCGAAGGTGGCGGTTTCCGGACGCTGGTGGCCGAAGCGGCGCATCACGCGGGCCTGCTTCGGCGTCGCCAGCCCGAGCTTTCGTCGGGTGATCAGGCGGTCGAGGATCAGCGAGGCGTGGCCCTTCGACTGGATGCTCAGGATGTCCAAGCCGAACTTCGCCAGCACATCGAGCTGCTTGTCCGTGGGCGCTTCCGCCTGCCATTTCATGGTCGGGACGTAGTCGGCCAGGGCGGCTTCGTTGAGGGAGACGGCAAGCTCCAGCGGATTGAGCACGCTGCCGGGACGCGTCCGGTTGGCGCGCAGCCGCTCGGTGAGCGACTTGGTCCGATCCGCGTTCACTTCCTCGCGGGCCTCTTCGAGGTCGCCCTCGGCCCCCAGCTTCTCGGTGAGCGCCTTCGCGTCGGCTTCGTCCTCCGCGATCAGGTTCGCCGGCCGCATCAGGGTGTGCTCTTCCGCCTGCCAGAGGAAATCGAGCACGAGCAGGTGGTCCTTGCCCGGCCAGATCCGCGTGCCGCGGCCGATGATCTGCGAGTAGAGCGCCCGGATCTTGGTCGGCCGCAGGCAGACGACGCAATCGATCGACGGCTCGTCGTAGCCTTCGGTGAGCAGCATCGCGTTGCAGAGGATGCGGGTCTCGTCCCGCTTGAACCGCCCCAAGGTCGCCTGCCGCTCGGTCGTCTGGCCATCGACGTGCTCGGCCAGCAAGCCGCGGTCGCGGCAGATCTGGGCGAAACGCTTCGAGACCGCGATCAGCGGCAGGAACACGAGCGTCTTGCGGTGCCGGTGCTCCACCAGGACGTCGGCGATCTGTTCGAGATACGGCTCCAGCGCATGGCCGAGGTCATCGGCGCTGAAGTCGCCATGGCTCGTCCGCACGCCCCGCAGGTCCATCCCCAGCGGAACCGTCTTCACCTGGATCGGCGAGAGCCATCCCAGGTTGATGAGATCGAGCAAGGTCACCTCGCAGGCGATGTTCTCGAAATACCGGCCGAGGTTCTTCTTGTCGCCGCGGTCCGGCGTCGCGCTTACGCCCAGCACCTTCGCGTGATCGTGGAAATGCCCGAGCGTGTTGAGGTAGCTGTCGGCCAGCGCGTGGTGCGCTTCATCGACGACGACCAGCCCGAAGTGATCCCGCGGCCAGCGCTCGCGGCGCTTCTCGCGCATCAGCGTCTGGACGGAGGCAACGACCACCGGCGCATCGAGCGCCGCCCGATCTTCGCCCATCTCGACCTGGGCTTCGATCCCGGTGGAGACGCGCAACTTATCGACGGCCTGGGTGATGAGTTCCTCGCGGTGGGCGAGGATCAAGGTGCGCCGGGGTTGGTAGTCCTGAGCCAGACGGCTGAACAGGATCGTCTTCCCGGCCCCGGTTGGCAGCACGCCGAGCTGGCGGTCGAAGTCCTCAAAGCCCTTGTGGATGTCCTGCCGGGCTTTCATTTGATAGGCGCGGAGGCCCATCGTCTCAGAATGGCTCGTTGTCATTGCGACGCGCGGGTTGGGGTTGGGCGGGCTTCGCGGTGCCGACGATCCAGGCGGCGACCTTGTTGCGCTTCTTGCCGTTGTATTCCTCGACGGTGAGCCGGGCGGTGCCGGTCCGGCCGATCACGTGATCGGGCGTGATCTCGACCTCCACCTCGGGCGTCACCTCCTCGCCGGTGGCGGCGCGGAAGGCGTCGATCTTCCAGAACGCGGTCGGGATGAAGACGAGGAAGTCGTAGAGGTAGCTGCCGGCGGATGTCTTGAGCTTGAGCTCGATCATCTCGTGGCCGCCTTTGCTGATCGTTTCGATCGCGTCGACGACTTCGACCTCGTGGTCGCCCGATTCGACGAATTCAGGGCGTTCGCTAGGGATGGCTGCGGTGTAGGATGGCATGGTGAGTTATGGTTTGGCTTTGGATTGTTTGAGATAGGTGGAGGGCGCGGCGTGCTTCACCGCCTCGTCCGGGAAGGGCTGCTCGCTCGGCATCCGCTGGCTCCACAGGTCGCGGAACTTGGCGGCCGAGAGGTTGCCGTAGGCCGCGAGGACCGGGCCGAAGCCGATCCGCTGGATGTGGTGGCCGACCGTTTCGCAATCGACGAACTCGCTGCCCTTGCGGGTCACCAGCTTCCAGCCGGGGACCGTGCCGCCGGTCTTGAGCCGCTCGGTCGCGATCTTCTTCGCCCGGTCGCGGAAGTCCTCGACCACCGCGGAGGCGACCAGGAATTTGCCGAGTTTCTCCGGGTCGGCGAGGACCGCGTCGAAATCGAAGCCCGGATCGGCGACGGCGAGCGACTCACCGACCATCGCGAGCCGCGCGGGACAAGTGTCCGCTTTCGCGCACCACGAGCAGTATTCGCAAGGGCTCGGCTTCTTGCCCGGGTCGTTGAACGACTTGACGACCTGGTCGACGATGGCGTGCGCCTCTTCGTAGCTGAACTTGATCGTCTCGATTTCCCGCTGGTCGCAAAACAACAGGTGGGCGGTCCACTCGCCGGCAAAGTGCGCGCCCATCAGTCCTAGCGCGTAGGCCGCCATCTGCTCGCGGTAGTTCCGCCGCGCCCCGGTCTTCAGGTCGAAGTGGCTAAACTTCGCCGGAACGATGGCATCCGCCGTGCCGGTGAGGTTGAGGATCCGCACCCGGCAGTCGTCCTCGCGGGCCAGCACCCGTTCGCGGCCGGAGATCGCCCGCACCATCGAGACCGACCAGGAAACCGCCGCGATTTCGTCGGCGTTCAGTTTGTTGGCGATCACGAAGCGTTCTTCGAGGCCGAGCAGCTCGGCGCGGAACGCGGTGTCGAGCAAGGTGCCGCGTTCGGCGGCCGGGCCGGCCACGGGATTGCTCTCGTAGCACGGGCACACCGCCAGCTTCGGCAGGTTGGAGGGACGCAGCGCGCTCATCGTGCGACGGCGACCTCCTGCGCTTGCTGGAATTCAGCGACGGCCTGGAGGAAGCGGTCCGGCGCGCTCAGCACCCGGTTACCGTATTCCTCCGGGACCGCCTCCCAGCTTTCGCCCGCCTTGATCTGCTGGCGGTTGACGAGGAATGGAATCACCTCCGCCTCGCGGGCACCGAATGCCTCGCGGAGCTGGTCGGCCAGCGACGGCGCCGCGGCCGGGCTTGCGGCGACGGAGCCCCCCGACTCCGCCGCCGCGCCGAACACCGGGGCCAGGGCCTCGACGGTGAAAGGAAGTTTGTCAGGAAGACCATGGCGGTTCTTGGCGTCGTAGGCCGCCGAGTGGGTGGCGAACAACACCCGCTCCTTGCCGCCGACGCCGCGCAGCTTGCCGTTGTCTTTCTCAGCGATCTTGGTGACGTAGTTGCCGAACAGCACGACATCGGCCCACTCCTTGAGCAGGGGCGCGACCTGCTTGCTGAGCTTCAGCTCGAAGCGATCGTAGCTGCCGGCCTGGTCCGGCGCCTCGAACTTGCGCACCGTGGCGTGGGCGAGGAACACGACGTGCATCCCGCGGTCGAGCAGGGCGTCGAGCGAGTGGAGGAAGCGGGCGAATTCCTCGGCCAGAATCACCCAGCCCTTGCCATACCCGAAATCCTCAATGCTATCCTTGTTCGACTTCCGGCACAGGTGCTCGACCAGCCGCTTCTCCAGCCAATCGGCGGTGTCGATCACCAGCGTCTTGAACGGGTGGTCCGACTTCGCGAGTTGGCCGACCGCGGAGGTGATCTCGTCCCAGGTCGAGGCGGCATCGAGCCGGACGACGTCCAGGTGGTGGGTGCCGCCTTCGGTGTCGAGGAAGACGGGATCCGGCAGACGGCCCGCCAGCGTCGACTTGCCGACGCCTTCGGGTCCGTAAACAACGGCCTTCTGCGGCCGGGTGATCTTGCCCCGGCGGATCGCCAGGGGAGGGGTGGATTTGGTGGTGGTTTGCATCGGACGAATGCGGCGGGGTGTCAATTGGCCCGCCGTCGTCCTCTTCCCCGGACATGTCCGGAAAGGTCCGGGAAAAGTGTCCGCTTTTACCGCAATCCATTGACCCACAATGGTGATATTTTCCGGACTTTTTCGGACAGCCCTCCGGACATGTCCGGTTTTGGGCCAAAAAGTGTCCGGTTTCGGTTCCGGCCTGCAGATCATTTCGGCTCTCCAAAGAATCCCGGAATCGCCCGGAGGTTCATTTTCCAAGGGTTCAGATTTCGGGGTTCACAAGGCTGCTAATTTTGTTCATGAGAACAGCTCACCCGTTTCAACCCATGCCCGCGATCCGCACACCCCGCCTTGTCCGCCCCGGCGTCCTTTCCACCCTGAAATCATCGAGTGTCGTTTCCCTGCTCGCCCCCTTCGCGGCCTACTTTTCCGCGCGCGGAGCCCCGCTGGAGCAGATCGGCATTTCCGCGGCGGCTCTCGACGACGTGGTGTCCGTCATCACCTCGCCGGTGGAATCCACTCCCTCCGAGCTCGTCGAGCGTTTGGAGCTGCTGGACCTGATTTCCGATCCCCAAAGCGGCGTCAATTTTGAGGATGGCTACGAGGGCCTGGTGGCCCGCCTGCTGGAAGCGGACGACTCTGCGGAAGACCTCGCGGTGAAGATCCTCCTTCACGCGCCAGACGTCGCCTGGCGCGAGTTCGATCGCCAGGCGCTACAGGCGAAACGCTCGCTGGTCTCCTTCGCCCGCAACCCGGAGCTGAAGTTCCTGCCGCCGACCGGGCATCGCATCGGGCACCTGGAAAACTTGCTCCGGCCCTGGTTCGAGCAGAACGCGCGATCCGGCATCTGTCGCGTCCACGTCCGGGAGGAAGCCGCCGGCACCTCGTTCGTCATCCGGCACGGCGACCTGCTCAAGCGCATCGGCGTGTTCGACGAGGACGGCAGCCCGGCGTCGAAGATCCTCCGCCCCGAGCGGGTGGACGTCGCCCACTACCGCCACCACACCGGCGAATGGCAGATTTCCGGGATCGGCCGCCGCTTGCAGGAACTCTACCGCCAGGCCTTCGGCACGGTCTTCCACGCCTCGCCCACGGCCTTGGTGCATTCCAAGCGCTACTCGCTCGAACCGATGCGGGAAGGCCCCTCCATCCTCAAATGCGACCCGGCGTCGCGCATCCAGTTCGCCGAGCTGGCCTCACTCAAGGTCGGGCTTCCCGGCGGGAGCCAGGTGCTGATCACCCGCGGCAACATCTTCGAAAGTCTCGCGGAAATGAACTCCTCGCTCCTGCAGCGCGCCGTCCTGCTGGAGGCCCGGATCGACCTGAAGATCGCGGCCAGGCGGCGACTGGTGCCGGTGATCCTCAACCCGCACCGCGACAAGGTGTCCGGCCTGCACCTCGATGACGCCATCGAACCGTGGCTCGCCGAACGCGGATTCTCCAACCCCTGCCATGAAACCGTCTTTCTGGAGAGCGCTTGAGGCACTCGGGGCCGCGGGCTCGGCCGCCTGCAACTGGCGGCATCACCTCGGCGGCGATTGGGAAGCCTGCGCCCCGTTCTTGAAACCGACCGGGAAGCCGGGGCGCTGTGTCATCGACCCGCGGCACCCGCGGCGGATGCTGGAGCTGATGGTGGATGGTGACGAGGACTTCGTCGCGGTGGACGACCACGCCGACCTGCCGCCGATCCCGTTCAAGGCGGCGGAAGTCGCGGAACTCCAACCGCATTGGGACACGGTTGCCCAAGCCTTGTCGGCGGCCATCGGCTTCGACTACGGCGCTTGGGAGAATCAGGGGAATCTCCGGCGCATCGGCTCCTGCCAGGATCCTTTTGGCCGGGTCAGCCCGGTGCTGCTCTTCCTGCCGCCCGGTCGCCTCGGCGACTATCAGGGGCTGTTCGGCGAACTGGCCGTGCGCTCGGAATCGACCGTCCTGTTCCCGACCCATGTCTGGTTCACCGCCGAAATGGAGGCGCTGCGCGTGCGCAACCGTCTGGAATTCGTCGATCTCGCCGAACGTCTCGCCCAGATCGAGGCCCAACCGGCGGTCCGGGTGCCGCTGCCGGCCATCACCAAGCCCCGCGGCCCCGCCGAACCGAAGGTCCGGGCGGTGATCCACGCCGGCAACGGCCTGACCTGGAGCCAGGTCCGCATCGAGATCGCCGGCAACCAGACCATCCACCTGAAAGCCCCCGGCCAGGAGGGCAGCCACACCTTCCCGAAACGCCAGCAACTCGGCCCGGAACACCCGCTCGGCATCCTCATGACGCTCGCCGCCAAAGGTGAATGGCGGAACCCGCGCGGCTCCGACCCGGATTACGACCGGGTTTCCAAGGCCTTCCAGCGCCTGCAGACCCTTCTCCGCACGCTCGTCCCGCTGCCCGGAAGGCCCTTCCGCAAGTCCGTCGGTGCCTTCGTCCCGATTTTCCAGATCCGCGTCCACCCGAAGCTGTTGGCCGGATCTGAGTAGCGGATCTATCGACCTCCCCTTTGGCAGATCCGGGTGGTGTCCACGCTTCTCCCCCATTTTTTCCCGATTGCTCGAAGCTGCTCCACTTAGGAGAAGTAAGTAATTAATTGAACGAGGCGACCTCGGGAATCGTATCGGTAGACGGTGTGGCTCCGGCCCTCCGGGAGCGTGTAAGTTTTGAGGGTTTGATCTCCTTCGGATCCTGCCGGTATGGTGCTCTTCCCTTCGGCGCGACCCACCGTGGCAAGAGCAGGAATCGCGGCGAGAGCGGCGGCAAGACGGGTCAATAGGGATCTGCGGCTGAATGATCGAGTGCTCATAATAGTTGTTATGGAATAAGATATAGAAATTTAGATTTCAAGCCGTTTTTCGTAGGCTGGAGTCAGCGGCAGAGCGGTTGCGTCCATAGACTCCTTGCACCACGTCTCCCGTCCCCTTGATCCAGATGGTCTCGACGATCCGACCGAAGCGGTCGAGGCCGGTGTACTTGTCGCCGGCGGTTCCGGTGCCGCCGTTCTGGTAGGTGAGGTTGAGGCCGGAGGCCCCGTCGTAGTTCAGGCCGACGAGGGTGCCGAGGCCGAGGTAGCGCATGCTGGCGACGACGGTGGTCGAGCCCGCAATGTCGGTCACCTGGTTGGGACGGCTAGAGTCAAAGCGATCCACAACTTCAGAAATGCGAGGCATAATGTTATTCACCGACCAACCCTACCCAAGCGATCAAAGCCTAACAGATTCACGCTTCAAGAACCGACCCCCGAGCTGCATGCCCCGCCGGTGCGGATGATGTAAAAGATGCCGTTGAGAATGCTGCGCCGCGAGCGCTCCATCGGTCGCCCCCCGCTGGCCGAGCGGGCTTGCAGGCAAGAGAGGTCGGATAAACTCTCATTCGGAATCGGTCAAACTGCTCGGGTAATCAGGCATCCCGAGCTTCTCCAATACATGAGCTAACTAGTACAGATTAAAATCCGCGGGAAGATAATTTTTCAGACAGCCTCTTAGGGGAAACCGGAACGTCCTCGGGCATTCCGCGGTGCAGGCAGCAATAGCTTTTCAGAGGGACGGGCAATTTTCTACTGCCCTTCAGAGAACTCTCACTTAGTCTTTCCTAAACTGACTCTCCCCAGTTTTCGGCTAATCGTTATTGTCTCATTCTCAGTAACCTTGCCCACCTCCTTCCCAAGCATATAAAGTTTTCCATCCCATATTTTAAAAGGCGTCAGGCCTACAGAAAAGAAACCATCTTTTTCACTTGCTGGTTGCATCGATAAGCTGAAGCCGAGGTGATCTTTTGAAATAATTTTAAACCCTAAGAATTCGTCGTCCACATGAAAATCCTCCCCGCTAATCTTCTTTTCCAAGGCGGGCGGCAAAGCGCCTCCAGAAATTAGATTTCCTTGCCTGGTAACGGAGTTATTTTTGTCAACGATAATCACATCCCCCACGTTAGTCCCCTCATAAATCTGATTGTTGATAATCAGGTTTTTTCCAACTGACGCCACACCTAAGCCGTCGACGACAAAAAAGTCCATCTGGCCTAATTCCGGAATGAACGATTCGCCTCTCGTGATTAATATCCGCGGTTGAGATAAGCGGAATACCCTCCCTCCAACCATGAATTTTGAGCACCAAGAAGCTTCGTGTATCTCAACATTCTTTGAGTCACTTTCTACATCATTCAATTCTTGTGTTAACCCTAGATCCATCAATAAGATCCCCCAAATTGTTAAGAGCGTCTTCATTACTTTTTTGCACATAGTTTGCATCTGTGATAAATCAGCAGTACAGTTTCGTTCCTCACGCCATCTCCTCGTTCATCCCATGCTAATCCACCGGTCGCTTGATCCCTGGGTCCGATATCCTGGCCGTTTGAATCAAATCCCCCACCCCACACATAATAACCTAAACCCCTGGCCTCAGGACCTGGGTCAGCTCCATATAGCACGGCAGAAGCAACGGCTCTAACTTTGATAAGTTTTCGACTGCTATTAATTGAAACTTTAAGCCCGAGGGCAACTGGTGTTGAGGCGGAGTAAAATTTGGCCGGCCCCAACTCCCCAGATAAACTGCAATCGCTATCTATGGAAACAGTATATGACGCATGCGCCCAAACAGTCGTATTGGCAACCCGATACCGTTTGGCAGCTGCTTCAATTCGGACGTTTACTGAATCCGGGCAATCCCCGATTTCGTCGAAGATTGCGACGAGCATAACGCTTGGCTTTGAGTTCGTCCCGGCCCGATAAGAATTTGGAACCTTCACGCCTCCTGATACAAACTCATCATCTGCACGAACGACTTTCTGAACTGGTCCCGATGAAGCAACTCCGCAAGACATAGTGCCATACATGTCGAGTTTATCGATGGTCTGGTTCTCGACGAACGCATAAAGGTTTTTACCCCCCCTCTCTCCAATCGGATCCCTTGACAGCCACCTGCCGAGCTGGGTGTCCAAGTAGCGGTAGCCGTAGTTGTAGAGTTGGCTCTCCTTGTCCCGGAACTCCCCGTGGTAAAGGAACTCCCACTCATACGCGCTGTTGCCGAGGACACCGAAGGCGGCGTTCATGATCCGCACGGTCCCGAACGCATCGTAGTTGTA